TCTATCCCTGCTGGAACTGCCACTAGCCAAGCTGAAGCTATCAGAAAGATTGTTGGTGGGGGCTTAGACGCTGACAAGGTTGGATGCTTCTCTACTGGTGCTATAGGTTCGGATGCTACTGGTCTTGGACTTTCAGGAGCCATTGTTGGATCTTTTGCTGGTTCTGGTGCTTCGATAGGTGTCTCTGCTTGTAGTGGAACTTCCTTTGCCCCAACTACTGCTGGAGCAGCTAATGGAGGAGTTTCTGCTCTCATGGCTACTTGGGCTCCAAGTGGTGCAACGGCTTATGGTGCTTCTGGAAATTATGCATCTGCTGTGAGAGTTTATGGGGGAAGTGTTCTCACTACAGGAACTAATTCGGCTGCTTACAGAGTCGAGTCCTTGTATCCTGGAACGGGTTACAATGGTGGAACCACTACTGGTGGAGATGCTAGTGGAAATACGATTACTACAACTGATCTTGGTTCTCAAAACTTTAATCTTGCTGTTAATCAAGACGGTACTGCTGATGAAATTTTCAAATGTAGCTTCGTTGGTTCTGGATCGTTCATCGAAGATGCTATTAATACTGGTGAAACAAACACCAAATCTGATACTATTAAAGGTAACTTGGTTAAAGATGATTCGGATGCGACTGCTACCGAGCTTACCGATTTTACTGGGTTATTAGGAACTTTGATGGGTGATACCGTTTATAATGTAACCTCTCGGTGGTTAGACCCAGTTACCAGCCCAGACGGAACTGCTGCTCCTGCGGATTTAACAGAAGTTTCTATTAATGCTTCTAGGTTTAATAAACTTGTTCCTGCTACAGCTACAGCATTAGCTGGTGGAACCAATGGTGATGAATCTGGTACTGCTGCTGCGTCCCTTATTGGAGATGCTTCTGTTGATCCGAAGACTGGGATGCAAGCTCTTGATGAGCAAGAATTGAATATTGGAATTGCTCTTGTTCCTGGTGTTGCTACTCAGTCTGTTCAAAATAATCTTATAACCCTGGCTGAGACTACTCAAAACTTCTTAGCTCTTGTTGCTCCTCCTTATGCAATCGGAACTGTTCAAGATGCTATCGACTGGAGTAATGGTAAGTCTTCTAGCACTGCTGGCTCTAGAACTGCTGCAATTAATAGTTCTTATGCTGCGATCTACTGGCCTTGGGTGAAAGTTTTTAGTGTCTTCGATGGTTTGGATCGGTGGTACGATCCTTCAATCTTTGGTGCGCGTCAGATGGCTTTCACGGATACTGTGGCTGATAGTTGGTTCGCTCCTGCTGGTTATCGTAGAGGTAGACTGACAAAGCCAACTGAGGTAGAAGTCAAACTGAACCAAGGTGATAGAGACAGTCTTTACAGTGGTGGAAATGTTGTTAACCCAATAGTGTCCTTCCCACAACAAGGCATTACGATCTTTGGTCAACGAACTACGCAACGAAGTCCCACGGCTCTTGATAGAATTAATATTCGCAGACTCATGATTTACATTCGCAAGATTATTCTTCTGGCAACTCAGAGGTTTGTCTTCGAACCAAACGATGAATTTACATGGGCGCAAGTCGAGGGTGTTCTTAATCCCTTCCTCGATGATATTCGTAGAAGAAGAGGAATCACAGAGTTCCGTGTTGTGTGCGACGAAACTGTTAACACTCCTCTCAGAATTGATCGTAACGAACTCTGGACTAAGGTTCTCGTTAAGCCTACCAAGACTGCTGAGATCCTCATCTTCGAAATTAACCTGACCAACCAATCGGCTCAGTTAGGAAGCTTATAAGGAAATAATTAATGGCAACATCATATTACAAAACTAAATACGGAAGAGACTTCACCCCAGGTAAGGGTCTTCCTACCATCTCTACTGATCTAGATTCGGTAAGAGCTTATCAATTCGAAATTCATTTCTTCGGTCTTCCTGAGGACATTACTAGTCAACCTGATTTAACTCTAGCTGCTAAGAAAATTGGTGGTTTAGAAATGAAGAACGAAGCTATCGTTATTGATAGAGTGAACGATAAGGTTTACTACCCAGGTAAGACTACTCCTGGTGAGCTTACTGTGGACTTTGATAACCTGTATCTCCGAGAAACTGCGTCTGATCTGTATCGTTACTTCCGTCATACTTATGATCCTCTTACAGGCGAGATGACAAAGAGCGCACAACCTGGAGGTACTGCTGGTAAGACCTTTAAAGCTGACAAAGTAGAGGTGGTTATGTTGGATAACACTATGACCCCCCACTCTACCATTGAGCTTTATGGAGTTTATCCAACCTCTTGGGCTGCTTCTGAGTTTAATTATGCAACAAACCAGTTTCACCAATTAACTGTAAACTTCAAGTATGATTTTATGAATGTATATGATTATGCTAATCCCACCTCTTAGTTAGGATATAAAATGCTTAAGGCCCAGTCTGTTGGTATTAACAGACTGGGCCTATTTTACCTATCTATAATGTAATATGGACTACTTCTCAGAATTATTGGAAAGCTACGATAAGCTTAAGAAAAGAACTTTTAAGCTTACTTATCTTACGGAAGCAGAGGATAAGAAGAAGAAAAAAGAAGAGAAAGAGGAGCCTAAAACTGATGCAGCCACAATGCAAAAGGCTAAAGCTGCTGCTGATAATGCTATCGCTAAAGCTCCTTCAATTGCTTCTTCAGAGATTGTTTCCAACGGTCTCAAGGTAGATAATGTTTTAGGGGAACCTACTGGATTAATTATTTACAAAAATATAACTAATGGTTCTGTGGGTGTACAAGGTCTGGGTCCCCAAGGTGGTATTCTTTCCATTGATAAGTATGATACTAAAACTAAAACTGTTGCCCGAGTTCCTGATGCCTATAATAAATTTGTTGAAAAATTAGCAGGGGAAACTGAACTTAGTAAAACTTCACAAGAATCTTTAGAGCAAGATAAAACACAAGAGCAACTCGATGCAGAAGCAGCAGAAGCTGCCTTTGAAGCATTGGCAAAGCCTGAAACAATATTCTTAGAAAAGATAGATGAGGAAACAGGAGAACCTGTATACAATGTTGATCCAGAGGATCCTACTAATATATTAGGTGCTGTAAAGGCTTTAACAGAAACTTTCAAAGCCTTAGTAAATTATTGTGTTATTCGGACACAACCTAAGCCAATATATTGTGATAATATGGGCTCTTACTTAACAGGCCAAGCGAGGGGAGCTTTTGGTTTTAAATTAGCTAACGGAATAGCTATAGATGAAGATGGTAAGGTAGGGAACCTTACTCCTGGATTAATAGATCAAGCGGCACGAAGCAATAAAGATTTTATGAAATTTCTGACAGGGGAGGGCGACTGTGAAACAATTGGTAGAAAAGTTGGTCATTACGACGGTAAGCTTTTCCTGTTTGGTGAAGACACAAATGATAAGGGGGAACCTAGATCTGGTGTTGTAATTAAAACCACCAATGAGTTACAAAATGATGCTTTAGAGGCTGTTAAAAATCAATGCCCTGATTTTAAAGCAAGGGAGTTACGGGGACCACAATCCCCAAATCAACACGGTTTAAATACCATTAGAGCCACTGTTGATGAAAAGTGTATGGTTGCTGCTGTGTCTCTTGCACATGCTCAAACTAACGAAGAAAGGCAGGAAGTTTTTCGTGATATAGCTGCTTATATTAGTGGCAAAGGACAAGCACTTATAGAGTATGCAAAAGTCAAAGTGGGAGAAGACGTAGCTTTAGATCTTGAAGCCTATAGTGAAGAAGAAATCCTTATGGAACAGGCTAACTTGGCTTCAACAGATGGAGGTAGGCCCTTAGTTAGATACACTATGATGACCATATTAAGACATATGCAGTTTGCTCAAGCTATGGGTGCCGATTCTGCTGGAGATTTAAGTAAAGCAGGAGGATCAGGAGCAAGGAGTGATACTGTTTTATATTACAAGGAAGAGAATAGAGCCACTGCTGAAGCTGCCTGTGAACTGCTAGGTTTAGATCCAAACAAAGCACTTACGCCAAGTGAGGAGTCTGGTTACGCTTGGGAGCTTGGTGTTGGTCAAAAAGATAAAATGCATTCTATTGGGGACGCTAAACTTGGAGAATATAATACTGCGGCAAGAAGGGTAGAGGCTATTCGTGGGGAGTTTCTTAATGATGCTGTTGACGAGGAAGGTAATCCTATAGTTGATGACGAAGGCAATCCTGTCCAAGTAGCTGCTCAGGATAAACAGTTCCAAGAGGGTTTCACCGAATGGGCAGACCAATTACAATTTGGTGATGAGGGACAGGAGAGTGATCGGTTTAAAGAGTTTTTAAAGTTTGAAGAAGAGTTAGAAGCTGATGTAACTAGTATGCAACAGCTAGTTGATACTGGTGGTACTTATCTTGGTGATGGAAAAATAAAAGCTCTTAGTCCTGAAGGGGTATGTAAGGAACTGGGTGAAATTGTAAAGGGTAAATTATCGTATGATGATTTAAAAGATACTGAATTAGGTAAAGCTTTAGCGGGGGAAGGTTTAGATTTTAAAAACGCAGCGGATCGAAATAGAGCATCAGAACTAATTGGTAGACAAGCTAGAATTAAAATGGTCAAAGAAGCTTTAGACGATCCCGCCAAACAACAAGCCGCAAAAGATTGGATTATCAGAAATGCTGTTATGACGGGAGGAAATTATAGAGATATAGTTACAGTTATCACCTCTCATGATGATAATAAATCACTTGCTATTAAACATAATAAACCTTTCCAAAATATGACAGCGAAAGGGGCCAATGTTTCTTTTACTTTTCCTGAGGGGGGAAGTACTATTGGTATAAGTGCTGGTGGGGTTCCGTGTAGTCTTGGGTTTGAGGGTACAAATAGCGCAGCAGGGAGAGAGACACGCACATTAGTAAAGATTGATAAAGAGACTGCTTCTAAAATAGGAACAGACTTTGATGGGATTCCAGCAAATTCTGAAAATAGTTCAACTTTTATTCAATACTTAGAGGGTCAAAAGCAGCTATTAGAAATGCTTCTCAATCAACCCAAGCGTAATCAGGTTCTTTAAGAATATCTTCTAGTAAATATATTCTATATATTTTTTCTTCTTTATGTATTTCTATGTATTTATTAGATTGATACAATATATTATAGGGGACGATGGTTAATGTTTGTTGTCTGTCTTGTTTAAATATTACCATTGGTATCTTCTGGCATTTTTCCGAATCTTTTTCACATTGATCTATAAATTTCCAGAAGTCCGAACTATAATTATATAAACTATATAAGTTTTCCTTATTGTATCCTTTTTTACATTCTATACAATACTTAAAGTTTTGTGGTGTAATTAAATCCCCATAAATTTTAAGGTGATCTGGAAGGGTGTGGGTTGTGGCGAAGGCACCAGATCCAGGAGTTCTTGAAAATTCTGTGGTGTTGAATCTATCATTGAGTAGCTTGGCTATGGACCGCTCAAACGAGGAGCCCTTAGCCCTACTGTTTACTCGTTTTTTCTTCTTCAATGCAGAAATATCGTAATTATCTTTCATAATTGGTTACCCATACTATAATAGTGAGATGGATCCAAAACAGACAAATATTAAACTCGATGTCAGTAAGTGGAAAATTCGTATAGATGAACGGAGTAAGGAGCGTATGAAATTACAAATTAAACTTTCGAAAGACGAGGCTCTTGCCTTTAAAAACTTTGCAGATGTGTGTAAGCCAGAGGATATTACCGATGACCAATTCATCAAGACAGTTTTTGTTACTGGCATCGAAGCGTTGAATAAGCAACTGGCTGAGATGGTTCAGAAGTACGCTGCTGAGAACAAAGAGGAGCTTGCGTCTTCTGGAATCACCGTTCTTGAGGATGAGGATGGGGATATTAAACTAGCGGAGACTGCAAAGCTGGAGCATGATGTATCGGGAGCTTCCCCCGCGCCTACTCCAGAAAACTTTATTAAAAAGTATACTAAATGATGTACCAGTTAAGGTTCCTTAAAAAGGAAAACGATTTAAATAAGCTAATTAAATCTAACAAAAAAGATAAGCAGCCTATTAATATTTTGTTTGTGTCCCTTTGGGATGAGTTCTGTGAGTCCTTGGTATCTAAAATCAAAACTAAGTATGGGGCTTGTGATAGCGGACCTCCTCTATACGTTGTGGACAGCTATCATATGCCTCATAGTTTTGTTATTTACAACACTACCAAGTTGCCTCATTTAGTTAGGCTAACTCGTAAGGGAGTTCAGTCTGAGGATTATCTTCCGATGATTATGAAGACCTTAAAGGTTACATGAAATCATCTTTCTTTCTTTCAATATAATTTTCTATCTTTTTGTTATACTTCTTCTCTCTAGTGTAGAGAAGTTTTAAGTTGTTGACGATGATGGTTGTAAAATAATTGAAAGCTGTTCCCTTGCGTGGTTTAAAATTCTTGACGGTCTTAAGGACTAAAGTAAAACATTCTTGACGCGCATCATCGGGGTCCACTTTAAACCTAAAGGAATTTATTATGTTGCTAATTAAAAGGTCGAATAAAGAAACCAGATCTTCCTCATAAGTTTTGGGGTCTTGCTGGTATAATAGGATGATTTCTTCAAACCTCTTATTATCAATGTAATAATTTTTCATAACCTATTATAGCTATGTTTGATCTTGATAAATTATATGAAGGACATAAAACTCATGGAGATAATCCTCTCTGTGAAGGTTGTTCCATCTTAGAAAAAAGTAAACCTTGTCACTCAGTTATGGATTATGAGGACTTAAAGGAAGCACCAGTACTTTTCTTGTCAGATTCTCTTAAGTATAAGCTTGGGGCTATTACTGCTTTCTCTAAGGCCGAGGCTGATTTACTTCGTGAAATCTATACAGAGAATTTAGCCTTAGCTGCTTCTGTTAAATGTCCTTCGGTGAGAGACGGGGACATGAGTCCAACTAACTTGAGTCTGTGTCGAGTTCATCTGGAGGCTACTATAGATAAGGTAAAGCCGAAGCTCGTTTTTGCTTGTGGTAACTTAGCTATGAAGATGCTTATAAAGAAGAGCGGCATTACAAACAAGAGAGGGAAGTCCTACGAGTTCTCCACAGCTTTAGGACATAGCTGTGTTGTTGTTCCTATCTTTCACCCGTACTCCTGCATTAAGGAGCCTCGTCACCTACCCCTCTTCAAAAAGGATATTCAAAACGCTTACGAGAAATACATCCTAGGCAGGAAGAGTGAAGGAAACTTTTCGTATGAAGTTCTTATGGAGATAGATCAAGTACAAGATCTTTCAAATAAGCTAAAAGATTCGGAGGAAACTATAGCAGTAGACCTTGAGACTACAGGGTTGAACTTCTTGAAGGATGAGATTATGACGGTTTCTATCTCCTCTAAGGATCAGACCTGGGTTATCCCTTTGGATCATAAAGACTCCCCCCATAAGAATCTTGTGCTTGTATGGTGGTTGTTGAGGGATATTCTAGAGAACCCTAAAAACAAGAAGGTATTTCACAATGCTAAGTTCGACCTAAAGTTTCTGTTGAACTATCAAATCTATGTAAAGAATGTGTGGGACACCAAGATCATGCATCACTTACTGGATGAGAATATGCCTAAGAGTTTGATGGATCTTACTAAGTTATACTTCGCTAACGAGTTGGAGGATCTTTAATTATTAAGGCTTCTGTTTTAAGGAAAGTTTTTTTTCAGATACATAATATTCTCAAAAGAAGTTCTCTTAGGCTTCCGTGTCGCTGGATATTTATCAGTAGATTTCTGCTTGGGTGCAGGGCCTGTCGCTACTGCCTCACCCCCAGGTTCTTCGAGAGCAGTTTTTTTGTGCGGATTGGGAGTAGGCGCATCTCTTTTAGCTTGCTTCATGCTCTCTCCCAATAAGCAATAAGCCATAGCTTTGTAAGTATTCCAGATTGATTTACCAATTCCTTCGTAATTATCCATAATTATATTCCTCTTAATCTCTAATATATAGCCATGCTTACTGTAGATAATCCTAAAAAATTTGATTGGGCTAACATGGATCTGTCCGATTGCTGTGAAGGCAACGCGATGGATACCTACTTTACCCTTAAGCTCTTCGATCTTATCATAGAAAAGTTAGAAGGGCAACCCGTCATGAAGCTCCTGGAGAATGTTGTTATGCCTTCTCTTGAAACTTTTGCCGAGATGGAGTATAATGGGTTGGATGTGGATCTCTATACCCTTTCCTCTGTAGGTAAGCAGTTACGATCTACTAATATTGATGAGGAAGATTTCCTCTATACTTGTAAAGGCGTGACGAAGACTGATAACCTCTCTTCAAACAACGACCTGATTGAAATTCTTTATACCCGAGAGGATGGCATGGGATTGTACCCTCCTGATAAGACTGCAAAAGGCAAACCATCTGTGTCTGCTCCTACCCTTAAACTCCTCCTTGAACATATTGATGAGGAGTTAGAGAAACGTGGGTAAGTGGCAACATAGAGACGAAGGAAAACGCATCAGTAAATCTGTTGTTGCAAACAAAACCAGAGAGGAATTAGTAGAGGCTAAGAAATTCCTGAAAGGGTTACTGGATCTTCGTAAGTCTGAGAAGCTAACCAAGACTTATATTGAGGGCACTAAGAATGCTATTGCGTATAATGAGGAGGATAAAGTCTTTGTGGACTTCCGCTTTGACGGCACAGCTACAGGGAGGCTCTCCTGCGCTGCGTACAACGCTCAGAAGACGATGGGAGTCTCCTTCCATACTCTCCCCCGCGAAACCAAAAACAACATTAGAAGCCTTTTCAAAGCCCCTGGAGACTGGGCCTTTATCGCTGCTGATTATGCTGCGATGGAGCTACGAGTCCTATCTCACATAGCTAAGGAAGGTAACATGCAGATCGCCTTTAATCAGGGAGCAGACTTACATACTTATACTGCGAAGCTGCTGTTTAACAAAGAAAATATTACCAAACAAGAGAGACAGATTGCCAAGACAGTATCATTTCTTATTGTGTATGGAGGAGGAGCTTTTAATCTAAGTGAGACTATGGGTATTTCTGTCCGACGAGCGGAGAAAATCATTAAGGACTATGAGAATGTGTACCCTGGGATTTTTGAGTACATGGAGTTCGTTAATAACTTCATTAAATCCAATGGATATGCATACACGATCTTTGGAAGGAAGAGGAACCTGCCTGATGTATACAGTAAGGACCGTGCTGTAGTTAATCGTGCCTTGCGTCAGGGGTTGAACTTTACTATTCAAAGCTCTGCCTCAGACATCTTATTAGCCTCTCTCTTGGGGGCTTCTAGGAGATTTAAAGCAGCAAAACTCCAAGCACGGCCTGTTGCTACGGTGCATGACTCCATTGAGATTGTGTGCCCCAAGGAGGAGGTTAAAGAAACGCTGACCATCCTCTATGATGAGATGGTCAACTACCCTACGATTAAAAACATATTTAATATTCATTTCGATGTTCCCCTTGCTATTGACGCAGAAGTTGGTAGTTCTTTTGGGGATGGGGAAGCTATACTTTTTGAAGAGGGGGTTCCTGTATGGAAATAAAACATATATTAGACAAAGGCTCTGTCCATTTAATGAGCCATACAGAAAATGGAGATCTTCTTGTCGTAAATGCAGCTAGATGCTCCTTTGATAAACAACATGAAATATATGATAAAACAAAAGACACAAATCTTGTCAACTATCTTGCAAGAGAGGGGCATCTACTTCCTTTTCGTCACCCTGTGGCTACTCTACGCATTAGTTGCCCTATATTTGTACTTCGTCAGTTAGGTAAGCATCAGGTAGGGTTTTCTTGGAGTGAGGTTAGTAGGCGATATATTACAGGGGAGCCTGAGTTCTGGGTGCCTGATGATATTAGAACTCGTCCCGAGAATATTAAACAAGGTAGTCAGGTTAAAGAGTGGGAAGAAGACGAAGAGGATTTCCTTGAGGATATCTTTATCAGGCAACATCACTCCGCACTATACAGGTATAAGACTTTGCTAAGAAAGGGAGTAGCCCCAGAGCAAGCCCGAGCTATTCTTCCTCAATCCATGTACACAACTTGTGTAACTACGGGAACGCTTCTTGGTTGGCACCATCTATATAAATTAAGGACGGAAGAGCATACCCAACAGGAAACTCAAGAGTATGCAAAGGCTATCGGCAAGATAATGGGAACAATATTCCCTGCGAGTTGGAGTGCCTTGTGTTATTATGAGAAGAGCAGCTAACTTTTTAAAAGCACTCTATTGTTGGTGTAGGGGGGGTTGTCCTGTTGCGCTAACTGCTGAGGAGCGTTTGGATATTTGTAAAAAATGTACACACTATGTTCGGGGTAGATGTGCTCTTTGTGGTTGCATATTAAAATATAAAACTAAGATGGAAACCGAGAAATGTCCCATAGATAAATGGTAAGAAGTATGAAGACCCTTATAATTGGAGACCTACATTTTGATGATAAGCCTCTGGGTATGTTAGATGCTCAGAAGGAAGCAGTCCTTAAAATTTGTAAAGAGAATGGTGGATGTTCTAAAGTTATCTTCTTGGGGGACTTGATGATGCATAGGCACCCTAGACCCAAGGTGCTGTTAGCTTTGAAAGAGGTGATGGATGAGGTAAGTAGAACAAAACAGGTTTATATCTTAAGAGGAAATCATGATAGTGTAAATAAAGCTGACGATGGGGTAACTGCACTCAGTCTTTTTGAGAGTAGTAAGGTGAAGGTAATCACTCAAACTTGGATTGACGATCTAAATAAATGGATATTTATCCCCCACTATGAAGATGATGAAAGAATTAAGAACGATCTTATTCGTGCTCCCGAAGGCTACATGGTGTTTGGTCATTTTGGGTATCGTGGGGTGCTTGACTCTGGTGGTGGTGGTGATTTTGGCCTTGTTATATCCGATTTTAAAAATCCTACAATTCTTGGTCACATACATCGAGAAAGCAACAAAGGGAGCGTCACCATCCTTGGAACCCCCTACTCCACCAACTTCGGAGAAGCAGGAAAAGATTGCTACTACGGTATTATTACTGGACAAATCTTGGAAAAAATACCAACAGAATGGGGACCAAGACACTTAGTAATGGACTATGACAAGGTAGAAGACAACCTTGATTGGATTAATGCAGACACTTCCCCCGCTCAATTTACCCTCTTACGAATTAATATAAATACAATCAACGAAGACCAGGATCAGGTGGCAACTTTGTGTGATTCTATTACTGCCCCTTATGTGGAGATTAAATATAAGCCTCTCTTAGATGAGAAGGAAGAGTTTGAGACAGACAATAAGGTTTTCACTACTGCACTTAATGATGAGTTGATTGATCATTATATTAATTCTAGTAATGCTTCTATAAATAAAGACGATCTTTTATGTGGTTTAAAATTGATTCATGAAAATCAACAAAATAGAGATATCTAATTTTTACTCTATAAAGAATATAAAATTCAGCTTCGATAAGTATAAAGGGTTGGTCCTTATTAATGGAAAAAATAAGGACACAGGAGGCTCTAACGGGTCTGGAAAGAGTGTTCTTATTGAAGCTGTTGTATGGGGTCTCTTCGGAAGGACTGTGCGTAAGTCTACCGAGGAAGCACTCATAAATAATTCTTCTAAGAAGAACTGCTCCGTAAGGATAGTAGTTAATGATGATGTTGTAATTGAGAGAGGTAAGAAGCCCACCTTCCTTAAAGTATTTAAAGGAAAGAAAGAACTTACTAAAGAGAATGCGTTAAAAACTCAAGCGTTTATTGAGGAGCTACTTCAAACTAACTACAAGGTATTCTTAGCTTCTACTGTCTTCGGTCAGCAAAATAACATAGAGTTTATTAACGCTACACCAGCAGACAAGAGAACTATCATTAAGAATTTCCTGAACTTGGATGATCTTTTTTCTCTAAGAGAATCTGTTAAGTATCTTAAGTCCTCCTATTCACAAACTATTAAAAAGCAAGATGCTATTATTAGTGAGCATGAGAAAAGTATTAAGTCTTATGATAAACAGTTAGATCATTTAGAGAGTTTAAGAAAAGATGTGGAGGGTCAGTACCCCGAAGAGGTTTTTTCTCTTAGCCTTCAAGACATTATGGAGCAGGAGCAGTCCAACAATGCAGTGGAGTGGGCTGCGGCTGGCATCAGTAAGGACATAGATGCTGAGTACGAAAGAATAGATCACTTAACTAACCGACTGAATTTTCCTAATGAAAAAGAAGTTTGCGATAAGTGTGGTCATGTGTCCGAAGTACCCTATCATCCTAGAAGAATTCAGATGGATATAGAACAGGTGCGAGAATATATAAGTAAACTTTATACCGATAGGCATAATCACTTGTCAACTGTTAAGGATCTTCCAATTAGTTCTTCGGAGTACCATCAGGTTATAGAATATAACCAACTTAAGAAAGAGTCTGAAACTTTTGAGGAGATAAAGAAAGGAACCTTGGATAAGATTCAGGAAGCTCATGACATTAAGCAGGAATACAATAGCAAGTATGAGATCATGAGATTTTGGGAAAAGGCTTTCTCTGAATCAGGTATAGTTAAATACATTATTAAAAATGTGTTAGACTATTTTAATGCTAAAGTAAACTTCTATCTTTCCCACCTGTCTCAAGGTAAGTTTTTCATTGAGTTTAATGAGGAGCTTAAAGAAACTATTACTCACAACAAGCAGAGCTTTCATTATATATCGTTATCTGGGGGAGAGAAAAAGAAAGTTAGCTTGGCTGTGATGCTAGGACTTCAGGAGCTTTTAAAGATATCTCATAATCAGAAAACTAACTTGATGTTTTTTGATGAAGTAGCCGAGAATTTAGACAGAGAAGGCTTAGAGGGGCTCTACATATTATTGTCAGAATTAAAGAAAGATAAGAGTTTGTTCGTCATTACACATAATAATTATCTAAAATCTTTAATGGAAGATAGTAAGACTCTTACTATAATAAAGACCAACGGAACATCTAAACTGATCGGAAAATAGTTATGGCAAATGTAACCTTGAATGAAATTGGGCAAGAGATTTTTGAGTCACGCTATGCTTACCCAGGAGAAACGAAGTGGGCAGATAGAGCTAGAGTGATTGCCAAAACTATGGCTTCGGCTGAGAGGGATGATGATAAAGAGAAGATTGAAAAACAATTTTATGAATCTATTGGATCAGGTGATCTCATTCCTGGCGGGAGGATTATTTTTGGTGCAGGCAGGAGCCGTGGGCATCATAATCTTCTCAACTGTTATGTTATTATACCTGAAGATACTGTGGATTCGATTGGTCAGACCGTCTCAGATATGTATAAGATCTCTTGTGCGGGAGGTGGAGTTGGATTTAATGTATCTAAGATCCGTCCTAAAGGGGATCACATAGGTAGCGTCAAGACATCAGCCCCTGGTGCGGTCTCTGTTCTTAAAATGATTAACGAGGTAGGAGAGCACGTTAGAGCAGGGAAGAACCGAAGAACCGCTCTCATGGGCATTCTCAATGTTACTCACCCAGACCTACTTGAGTTTCTTAGCGTCAAGCTAGATAAGGGAGAGCTAAACAATTTTAATATCTCTGTAGCTATTACCAATCGTTTCCTTGAGGCTGTTGAACTTGAGGAAGATTGGTACTTTACTTTTAATAACAAGGAGTATCATTCTTATGAACTTCTTAGAAATGGAATTGATTCTGTTAGAGTAATAGCACAGGACGAGGAAGATGCTATTTCCCGTGCTGAGAATTTTTATAAAGAGAAGTGGACAGATTCCTTTGAGATGCTTGGACAAAGGGATATGAAAGCCCGAGAATTGTGGGATATTATCTGGAAGAACTCTGTTGAGTCTGGAGATCCTGGGATATACAATATTGATTTAGCAAACACATATACAAATGTTTCATACTTTGAAAAACTGGATTCTACAAACCCGTGTGGGGAAATTTCTTTACCGTCATATGGAAACTGTTGTTTGGGTAATGTTAATCTTAACAATATGGTTCTTGATGATGGAACTGATGTCGATTGGAAACGCTTGGCGAAGACTGTCCGAACTGGAATCCGCTTTCTAGATAATGTCCTGACGGTTAATACTTTTCCTACAGAGGAGTGTAAGAAGGTGGGAGAGAGGTCCAGACGAGTCGGTTTGGGGGTAACAGGGCTACATTATATGCTTATTAAGCTGGGTTTAAAGTATGGTAGTGAGTCCTGCTTAGAATTTTTAGAAAGATTATTTAGTACTATCAGAGATGAAGCTTACAAGATGTCTATATATCTCTCAAGGGATAAGCAACCCTTCCCAGAGTTTGATTATAAGAAATTCCTTGAAGAAGATTTTGCGAAAACTCTCCCCGCTCGTATTAGAATGCTTATCAAACGATACGGGATTCGAAATGCTGTTATGCTTACTATCCCTCCTTGCGGTACTATCTCTATGTTGCACGGGGTTAGTTCAGGCATTGAGCCTATTTTTTCTGCTATGTATACCCGTCGTTATCGTCATAACAATATTTGGAAAGAGAAATTAGTGGTTGATCCCTTATTTAAAGAATGGCACACCCAAAAAAAGGTTTTGGAAAACTTTGTCGGAGCCTGTGATGTTAAACCCGAGGACCACATACGGGTCCAAGCAACTGTACAAAAGTTCATTGATTCCTGTATCTCAAAGACGATCAATCTGCCAGCGCACTCCAGTCCAGAAGAGTTTTCTCAAGCAGCTTTAGACTATGCCCCTTACCTCAAAGGTCTTACGGTGTATAGAGCAGGGGCTAAAGAAGGTGAGCCGTTAGCGGCTATTCCTCTTACTGAGGAGAACATAGCTAAATACATGGGGAAAGAGAAGGAGTTAGCTATGGCAGTAGGTGAGGCTTGTTCCTTAGCAGGAGGAGACTGTGGAGCATGAGTTATAGTGAAAAAGTATTAGATCATTATAATAACCCTCGAAATGTAGGATCCTTTATCAAAGGGGATGTACGGGTGGGTACAGGACTTGTAGGAGCCCCTGAGTGTGGGGATGTAATGAAACTTCAGATTATGGTAGAAGGAGATAGGATTGTCGATGCTAAATTTAAAACTTTCGGTTGCGGATCAGCTATTGCGTCGAGTAGTCTTGCTACTGAGTGGCTTAAGGGAAAAACTCTGGCTGATGCTAGGAATATAACTAATGTGGCAATTGTGGAGGAACTAAGTCTTCCTCCTGTTAAAATTCATTGTAGTGTTCTTGCAGAGGACGCTATCAAGAGTGCAATAGAGGATTACCAATCAAAATGATAATGATGAGTGATAGAGCAGCGATGGAGGTCGAAAGAATTATAAGCGAGCAGGATCTGGGTAAGGTTTTTCTTCGTGTAGGAGTTAAGGGTGGTGGTTGCTCTGGGTTTTCCTACACTCTTGGATTTGATGATAACAAATCTGAGGTTGATCAGATCTCAATTAAAGAGTGGAATCCAAAAGATATGGAAGTTGTTTGTGATCCTAAGAGTTTTCTCTACTTAA